CAGCTTTAAATATGATACGTGAGCTACGCTTTGAAAATTCATTACAAAGCACATTCACTACACTAGGAATAATAGGATAGAACTTAAGTTCAAATGCTGACACATCCTCTTTTGTGAGAGTGTCAATCAAATCAGCCATTTCATTATCTTCCTCAACAATATAATCTGTCTTATCTATAATACCTCTTGCGAGCTTGTAGTTTTTCATCAACCTACGCGCATTACGTCTAAGCTGTTTTAAACCTTGCCATTCTAACCAATCTAAATTCCAAGCACGCCACTGATCATCCTTTTCTTTTTCAGATAGAAACTGAATAGGTTGGGTGAGAGTACCCATTTTGGTATACTCACTTTTCTTACCACCTTTTAAATCAAGAGCATTATATACTTGCATTCTTTTTAATTTGAAACATCTCCATCAAAATATATGACACGATTTGTTAAATCTTTTGTCCAATATGATGAATCATTTAATAAATATTCATAAGTGTTCTGGTCAACATCTTCTTCTTTTAAAAGAAGTAAAGCTTCTTTCATAGTAATAGCTTCCTCTTTTATAAGTCTTGTAAGAATCTCAATCTTTGTAAGATGTAGGGGAGTATTCATTTTTTATCTTATATTTTTAAACGCTCTTCTAGAAGGTGCAGTCATAGTATTTTTATTACCATGGGATCTTCCAATATGTCTAAATGCTCCCCAATTTAATTTACTAAATTTTTGGGAACTTTCCAAGTTTTCCTTAGTCTCTATACGCTTAGAATATCCTCTGTTAGATTGCTGCACTTTTGCAAAAGCTACTAGCGAACAAAATGCTACAAGTCTATCCACGTTTAGACCCTCTCTATATGCTTGCATCTCTTTAAGAAGCATAGGATCAGGAATACGCTCCACGCCATATATTGTTTTAACAATTGTACCATCTGGTAGGGTTTCATGATCAAGCTCTTCTTGTAAAAACTCAATACCATAGGATAAGATGGTACCTTTAAATATAGTTCCTACGTTTTTCCAGCCATACTGCTGAAACACATTTCTATTAGCTCCTATGTCTTTAAGAAACAATATCATATCTTTTGGAACCAAATAACGCTGTTTCTTTTTAGAAATCATGTATTGGATGAATAAAGCTACGTTATTTTCTACTAATGTCCAAGCATTATACCATTCAATCATCATTTCTAGACGCTCGTGAGTTTTATTAATATCATCAAATCTACCACACCAGCTAGCCACAAGCTTATCACGCTCAATAGTGTTTTTTACTTTTCCTTCACCATCATCTGTTATAACCTCTACAGGATTTTTATATATGTATATAGAACACAATGATTCTGAAGTGGTAGTCTTACCTTCTCCTACAGGATCGACACTAGCATAATACATACCAAATGTAGGATCTTTACAAGGACGCTCATATACACATATCACTCCTTCTTTATCCTCAGTTTTTTTAGATATGGGAAACTCAGATATTGGAAGCTTGTTTGAGTTGGAAGCTATTATCTTTCCTTCAGCATTTCTAGATAGGTTAAGATATTCTACAGGATATTCTTTATCCATAATCCTCTGCATTTGCTTAGATACAAGATGTGGTGGAAACACACTCACCTTTCTTGTAGCAAAAGCTTCTTCTATATTTCTAGGATGCTGAGATATTGTAAGCTGATAAGCTTCTGGATTAAGTTTCTTTTTTGCTTTTTGAAACTCATCATCTAAAGCTTGAAGAGCTTCTTCCACTTTAGAATTACCATAATCATCTATATATGGGGGCATACTCCATTGCTCAGGAATAAAAAGTCCTGTCACTCCTATTGTCCCATCGCTATCTACTAGATTAGTTTCAACCCCATAAAAACCATTCTCATCTGGTTGAAGAATATATTCTTTAAGAGGTTCACATTGATCAAGATCACCCACTGATCCTGCTGCAATAAATTGTCCTGTAATAATGTGACCTGATTTAAGAGCTGGTTTCATAAACCCATAAGTGTCATCCATCTTAGGAGCAATACCAGCTTCTTCATGAAAGAAATACGTAACAGGTCCACCCACACCATGTGTTGGATCTTTCTCAAATGAATATAGATTAATAGTAGATTTGTTACCCTTGTAGGTATCTCTACCATTAATTCTCACTTTAATTTGTTGTTGCCAAGCCCCAACCTTCTCAGGTTCAGCTGGTCTATACCATGCTGTATGTTCATTTAAGAAGTTTTTATACTCATTAAGAAACTTCCAAGAACCTTTCTCATTTATGTAGTCTTTAAGGCTAGCACCTATCTTTAACACAGCACCTTCTTCAAACCAATATTGATTAAGAAGCTTAGCCATATGAAAATATGAACTAGCTATCTGACGTTTCTTTAATATAACAGCATGTTTATAATGTAGCTCTGCTAAGTGTTCGTATAGAGCCATGTGGTATTGCGCATCCCTAACTTTTGCAAAATCGAAGCGCTTTTCTTCCTTATCATAAATAGGAAGGAAATTAAGCCACATATAATAATCACGAGTGATATACCAAGTGCTACTTTTAGAATGTATAATAACACCGTTACGACATTTGGCTTTTTGATCATCCCAGTAAGTTATAAAGTCTTTAGTTTTAATTGGCGCATCGCAGTAATATTTTTGCTTTTGAAACTTGCGAGCTTCTGCATTAAATATTAAACTTGTTTCATCAAAATTATATTTGCCAGGTTCCTTAAATAATGGCACAAGAAAGTCTCTAAACTCTTCGCGAGTATTAAAGATGGTAGATGTCCATATCCCATCTTTATATGTAGGAACCTCTTTGTAAATATTATCCATTTAAAATTTCTTTTATTACATCTTCATCCCCATGAGCTTTGTAAAGAATATCTTTTAAATCAGAAATATTTCTACTTTTTAACACTCTAGAATTTTCACTATCACTCCAATATTCATTATAAAAATCTCTAGGGATTGCATTCCACACCTCTGTAAATGGATTAAAATGAAATATCCAGTTGTACATAAATCCATTGCCAACAGATGTGTTTTCTAAATCTTGATATGTTTCTTGTTTCATGTATTTAAATTTAGAGGTGGATGCAAGAGTCGAACTTGCGCATCAAGCTTTTGCAGAGCCTTGCCTTACCAACTTGGCTAATCCACCATGCTGTAGGGGTAGGAGTCGAACCTACATTTATGTCGCAATTATTTACCAAATTAACGACATAAACCATCGAGACAAGATGGCGTGTTTGCCTGTTTCACCACCCTACAATATGCAACTTATTCTCTCGTCAGTGGGGAAGTTGCCAAACCCATCTAGCTTACGATCTAGCTCTCCTGGGGCGCTGTTCTTATGGGTAGCGTGAGAGGAACTACGACCCTGTGTACTTTAGGGACATTTATTTAAAAAACTTTAACCAAACGTCTTTAGACTTTTTAACATAACTTAATAATCTAGTTTTATTAAGATATACATTAATTGAACTTTGACGATAAGCTCTTCTTAACATTCTAGCAATTTCATCTGTATCTGTAGGTGATGCAGTAAACATTCCACTCATCCAAGGAATTTCATTTGTACTAATTACAGGAACTCCTTGGCTTATTAAATCAGCAGCTACAATATTAAATGTTTCAGAGAAAGAAACTTGCATACCAATATCCATTTGTCTACATAGTTGCAAAAATTCTTCTCTTGGTGTCCATGGGTGCTCAACAAGGTGATGCCCTTTGCTAATTAAATTATTAAAGAATGATTTTAAATTATTATAAACAGCTTGACCATTTTGTTCTATTCTTCCTGTATTAATATGAAAGCGTAGTTTTTTGCCCACACTATCTGCAAATTTTACAGCAGCTATTGCTTGAGCCATGTGATTTTTTAATGGACGAATAGCTCCAAAACATCCTATATTAATATATTCAGCTTTTGTATTTATTTTTTTTGTTCTTTCAAATGTTTCAGGATAGTAGTTTGGCAGATCTACAATTTTATTTTCTTCTTTTGCTGGTGTCACTAAAAACCTACCTTTTACATAAAACTTTAATTCTTTATTTATTGCGTTAGCATTTGTTGCAACAAACACTTTAGACTTTGTTGTATACTGTGCAATCCAATCAAACGCAATACCTTCGTTAGCTAAGAAAGGAGAGTTACTATGTATGCGTACAATCCAATTTACATTTGGATGAAGTTGTTTTAATACATCAAACTTTTCAGGAACCACCCACAATCCTTCAATAATTACATCTGTAGGTTTAAATAATGTTACTTGTCTATCAATGTCATTGTTATCTGTAACAACAACAAGTTTTGAAGAAACACCTTTTCTTTGCAACATATCTTTTACAAATGTTGCTGAATTGTACAATCCTGTTGTTAGGCCTTCATTAGAATAATGTTCTTGACCATAGTCTTCTCTTCTCTTTAAAATAAATAATACTCGTTTTCTCATTTTTGTATTTGGGTTTAATTGTTTACTGATCATATGCTAAATTTTGTCCACCTCTCACTGAGGATTGTTGTTCCTCTTCCAAATCTCGTAGTGTGCCTTTAAAGCTCTGACGTATTGCTTCAAACTTTGATGCTGCGTTAACAAGTGCTGTAATGTTGCCATCTCTACCATGCTCAATCTCTGTTGTTTCCATGTATTTAGCAAGCCTATCCAACATGCTTTTGATACCAGCATAAGCTCTATACGTTGGTGTCTCGTACAACTTCTTACACATCTTAAGACCATTGATGATAAGATCTTCATCAGTGCTAAACTCAGCATCAATTTCTTTAAGAATGAGTTCTTCTTTTTCATGTTCTGGTACATGCCATATAAAACAAATATGCATAAATTTTTAAATAGTCTTCTGGAAACTCATCCATTATATCTTTTAAAAACTTAAGGGTGTAGCAATGTTCTGTAGGAACCACCTTATTATTTTGTATATCAAATAACCTAATCATATATTATCCTTTTTGTACTGTTCTATCTACACTTTTACTTAACCCACGAAGAACATAATATTTTTTAAGCTCATCATCATGTATCCATGTTGTAATACCTAATGTTTGATGTTCTTGATTCATGTAACACTTTCTTGCAGAAGTTCCTAATTCTATCAATCCATTTTCATAATCATCAAGCCATTCGTCTAAAAGTTTAATAACTTCTAGTTCAGTAGAACCTTTTTTATGTTTAGGTGTGTATGGACAGTTTTGACATCCACTTCCACAACAAACACCTCGCTTAATTAAAAATTTTTTAGTTAGTGGTTTCTTTGCCATTTTCTTTTTCTTTTAAAAAGTCCATGTTTCTTACAGCTCCTTTTCCCCATCTTCCTTTATGTGGTTTCCAATCTGCAGGAATATTAGGAACTAAATCTTCTCCTGCTGTAGGATTACCATATACAATCAAATCATTTTGATCCACTGTACGTATCATTCCTGTTTCATATATACGTACAACAAATTGTGGATTGGAGGTTACACTACCACCAAACATAAACATAACAAGGCATTCTCCAAGCTGTCTCGCATATGCATCAAAAGGATTATGTATCTCATGTATTGTTTGTGTTATCATACTCCGTATAAAATTGATAAACTATGTAATTGTCCAGATGCTAAAAACAAATCTGTTATAGTTTGTGGGTTTTCTCTATCTGCATATTCTTTTTCTAATTGAGAACATGAATGCAATAATTCACTTATTAATTTAAACTCTTCTTCATTCACCTTATCTTGAACATAATTTAAAAAGTCTTCTGATAGAGCCCACATTGCAGCACACTTACCTTGTGGATAAACACCTGTTGCTAATTCTTTTGCTGTCTCTACAAGAAGCTCAGACATTTGCAAAAGCATTTTAGAAACACGCTCCTTTTGTTTTTGATCTGTTTCTTTTTTATGCTGTGCTATTGTTACAATTAGCTTAATTACTTCAAACCACATTAGTATTTAGGTTTTATTTTGTTACGATTATCTTCTAACCAGTGTATTACAGATATTGCTTCTTGTTTTAAATAAGGAAGGTCATACTGCACCACATCTAAAACAATAGGATCACCATTTGTATCAAGAGCTGTAATAGGATTGTCAAACTTATCTCGTCCCACTTCTTCAAACAATATATGATGTATTGTTAAGCTTCCAAACTTTAATTTAGGATTGTGCTTAAGAATAATAAACATATACATGCTAAGCTGTAAAGCATAGTGATTTAAATGACAATCATCTAAATGCGATACAGGTGCTGACATTTTTTGTGTTACTCCTTCCCAATTTGTAAACCCAGCAAGCTTAATTTCTTTATTAGTTTTATAGTCTGTTATGTGCACCACCCCATCGATCACTTCTACAAGATCTGATTGTCCACATATCCCAGCACTCTTTAAATACACCATGTGCTCTGGATAAATACCATCCACAAGTTTTTGGTTTGGTGAATGTTTAACGTGGTCAATTTCGACTGGTTTAAAAATAGGAATAGTAGATCCTTGTCTTTCCATCGTTTGAAAAGAACAAATATCATTTTCTCTACAATTATGATACCATGTACCTAGTGTTGTTGCTCTATTTGCTTCAGCCTTCCAAGCTTCTTTAATTTCTTCAGGAGTGAGACCATACCACTTACTCTTTTTATTTCTTGAAGATTTAACAGCTATTGCATCAGCATCAAAAGGTTGTTTAAAGTTGGAGATGAGACTGGTTACACTTAACCAATCTGTACCATCATCACTTACATATTTATGCTTATCAGCATAAAATTTTAATATACTCATAACCCTAATTTTTCATTTAGTTTGTCTTCCTCTTCTTCTGTAAGCTCAGCTTCCCATTTACCAAGAGGACAATCTGAACTAAGAGCTCTTGTCTTCAACGAAAGACTACATCCACAACCACCTTTATTTTCGTTACAACATGGTGCAGTTCCTGGGACTAAGCATCCTTCTCCCTGCACATCCAACAAATCACATTCATTACATATTTGCATTCTATGTTGTGCAATTTCTTCTACATCTTCTTTTTTAAATATAGAGTTGGTGATTCCCTCAAGAATCTGACCCTTGCTCTTCCATATCTTTATTATGTTTTTTCCTAGATTTGACATTGCTTTTAGTTTTATGTAGTTTAATAAATTCTTTTCTTTGATTTTCTTCTTCAATTAACTTTTTAAGAGCTGCTAACTCATATAAAGATTCAGCTGTTTTAAATCTAGCTGTTATTTTTTGAAGTCCTTTTGCTTTATTATTTTCTTCAAATTTCTGAAGCTTATCAATCTTATCATCAATCTTCCAATTCTTTATCACAAAATCTCCAAGATTTGTGACATGCACTCTGTAGTGACAAATACTACTAAGGTTTTGTCTCAACTCTCTGTAGTAAAAACCTATAATACTTTCCACCACTTCTTTAGCCAACCCCACTTCTTTAGCTACATCATCTATAAACTCTTTTGCTTTTTTAGGACGCAAGACTTAGTATTTTAAAATTAAGTAGCAAGTTACCTTTTGCAAAAACATTAAGGATGGGGTTGATGGTAATTTTCTTTTTATTCTTACCTTCCTTTACAATCAAGTTTTTCTTTGCAGCTTTTGTAAGACAATTCCTAACGCTTTGAGGGGAAGAGAATATCTTCTTCTCATGCACCTTGCTACAGAAGGATGTCAATTCTTGTTCCCCCTCAAGTGCTAGAAATGTTAAACAATCAAGATCGGCATCGCTTACAGAAATCTTATAGATGTAGCAATAGGTGAGCAACTGGTACTTAACAGCTTCCCAGTTGTTCATCCTAATCTTTTTTTCTATTTGATTTACTACTGCCATTATTTTTGTTTTTTAAGAGAACGCTTTTTAGGAGCTTCTTCATCTGTAATAAGCACCTCGTCTCCCACTTTTAATCCTTGTTCTGAAAGACCAGGATTGTTAGCCAAGTCTTCTTCTGTAATTGTGTGAGGCTCGCCACCCATATCTACATCACCTAAATCAGCTGGTGGTTGAGAAGGATTGGTCATCTGTGCTACAAAGCTAATAGCTTGAATCTCTTCAGCTCTACCTTTAGCAATGCGCGTGTTAAGATCTTGCAGTTGAGCCTGAAGTTCTTTCACTTCAACTTGCTCTTTAAGGAATGCTACAATCTCATCCTTTGTTGGAACCTTTTGTTCTTCTGACATAATTGTTGGGTTTTTTAATTATTAAAGAGTTATATCATCGTCACTTTCACCTGTAACGTCTTCTTCTAAATTCATAAAATTTTTCCATACAGTATTAAACTTAGGATAGGGAGTATCTAATATATAGATGTCCCCTGTATCTGTATAT